TATAAACTTCAAAATCTGTCTTAGGTGGTTCTTCTAAATCTAAAGATATTAAAGAACCTACTTTAGATAAAGGTTCAAAAATATTAATGTTTGCAGATCTATTTTTATCATTAGGATGTACAGCAGATCCCCTCCAGTTAATACCAATCTTTTTACCCTTAATCTCATTCAACAATGCCAACCAAGTATTATCTACATCAGTGGGAGTATATAAACTATCACCCATAAATATAGGTATTTCTTTATGAAAGAAGTACGGTAAATCCATCAAAGATACATTGTCATAGTGTTCAATATCAAACGGAAAACTACCGTCAGAAGTTTTTAGAACAACCTTACTTACACCTAGTTTATTCTTATTTATGTAAACTAGATTATATAGTTGTTCTGGTACTTCTACGATCACTTCTGTATAAAAATTCTCTAACATAGGTAGATATGATAGAGACATAACTATATCTCCTAATCCCTGCTCAGCCCATACAATTATTCCACTTTGTTTGCGGGTACTAATTATGTCTTTGTAAAAATAATTGTAAGGTTTTGTACTGGCAAGATCTGGAGTCAAAAACCTTCTATGACCATTAAGATGTACTTTTCTCCATCTATATAAATCATATCCAAATTTAAATTGTCCAGTCCTTAAAAGATAATGGGAGTAATTCCAATTTAAACTAGCGCATGTTTTTGAAATGCTGTAGCCTTTTTCATAAGACTCACCTTCAGCCACATAATTTTCTAGCAGATAGTAAACACTAGCTAAAGTTATGTAATTACTTGCTTTGTATGGTTCAAGGCCTATACCTTGTAAAGCGTAATCCAGCGCTTCATTATAATCACCACGATGGATTGCACAAATACCTTTCAACATATATAGCTCACTATTTAAAGGTGTAGCTAATATAGCTTTATCTATATTTGATTCGTGCAAATTTGCAAAGTTTGGATTGTTTATATCTTCGGGTTTAATATGAATATTCATTTAAATGGCAGCCCTCATAAATAGAGATACCCCACTAATTTATTAATTAGTGGGGTATTAAAATAGACCTAAATGTTTTACATTTCCTCTAGGATCATTTATATGAGGGGCCAAACCTACCAAATTCAGCCAAGGCCTATTTTATTTATGGCCAAGTTAGTTTTGGCTCTACTTTATAAGTTACGCTAGGAGTTCCAGCTGAACTAGATAAAGTCATTACTGCACGTATATATCGTTTAGGAGTTGAAAACGTTACAAACGGTTCAAAACTTTGAGCAGTAGTAGTTCCAGTAATTGGAGGAGCCGCTGAAAGTGTACTATAAGTAGTATTATCATCACTATGTTCAATACTACAAGTAAATACAGTTCCAGCAGTAGCTGCAGAAATTAGTGAAGTAATCAAAAATCGTGCAGTAAATCCTTGTCGTGGAGTGCCAGTTTTTAGATCAAAACCAGCACCTTGAAATGTTGCCGTTTTAGTAACGGTAGTTTGCAGAGTAAAATTATAATCTACCATTTCTTTATTAGCTCATCTTAATGTCATACAATCGACCGAGACATCGACTATGGTTAGGTAGCAAACCTACTGCATAATCAAATGACAATCGAGAAATTGTAGAGTCATTTCCAATCAAACCTACGTCTTTGCAACTATTATCAATAGATTCAAATTGCCAACCCATAAGTGCTTCTTCTCCATATACAGTGGCATAAATACTTGTAAATGTACTTGCACCTGCAGCACCAGTAGAAGTTTCAGTATTAGTAATGATACGAGTAGATTGATCAGCTTTACGACCAATGTTTACAACAGTAGCATTTTTATACTTAGAGATTGTACGATCGTAAGCATCAGTTACAATATTAAATCCTGCACCAGTTCCTAGTACACGAATTGCACGTGCCATACGTCGTTTCAAAGTGTCATTCATATAAAGAAAAACACCGTCGCCTTCTTCGCGACCAAGAAAAGAAAGTAATTGATCCAAATACTCAATAAAAGTATTTGCAGTTTGAGAAGTCATACCAGTAGGACTTAGATCAACTCCACCAGCATCAATTTTACATTCAGATGCAAGACGAAAAGTTGAAGGGTTATCCAAACGATAACGCAAACCAATAAATGAATCCTCATCACCACTCAAATGATCATTATTGATAAACTTATCATTAAAATCATAAGAAACAGCTTTAAGATATGCATCTAGCTGTGCGGCACGAGGATCAACAATTTGATTACGGTCTTCAATAATCTTATTGTCTGCATCAATTGCATTTCGCATAAGCCAAGCATTTTCCGAATAAGGAGTCGGCTTGCCTTTAGTAACAGTAGTTCCTTCATTAAGTTTAGCCCAGTTAACAGTTGGAAGATTATCCATCCAACGAGAACCGTTCTGAACCATAGTTTTATCAGTGACGAGTGGGATATCTCCAAGAACCATTCCATTAATAAGCAAAGAAGAAATAATCTTCTTGATAAATGGTTGATTCGACATTACCCCATATTCTGAGAGCGTAATTGCATTTGCATCAGCAGCAGCTCCACAGATTAATAGATCGTAGTTTCGATTCATAATTTATTCCTAACTCTCCAAGAATGGCCTGGGTCCATAATATAATACGATGAACCCAAGCAAACTACACCAACTATCCACTATTTGATTTTAGAATTTGACCCCAACCTGTTTTAATAATTTGTTTCATATTAGGTGGAGTATTCTCTTCTTTGCTTTCTTTAGTTGCACCTCCACCACCAGGATTAGTAATCTGACCTTGTGCTGGAGGTTTAAAATCAGTAACAGAAATAATAGATTTTACTCGACTCAAAGAATCAATAGGATTACCTTCCATAAAAGTTGCTGACCTAATCGCCGCACGTTTATCTTCAGGAATTGCTGCAATTAATTCTTCATATTGAGACAACAAAATACCTTTATTTGTCTCATTTTCCTTTTGAGCAGCTTGCAACTGTTCTTGAAGTGGGGTAAGTTTAGCAACTTCTTTTTCTTTTTCTTCTAAGGCAGCTCGAAGTTTTTGTGCTTCAGTCAATTCTGCAGCTTGTATTGATTTTAATTGTTGACGAGCTGTTTCAAGTTCTGCTTCTTTTGCTTTAGCTGCAGCATTTGCTGCATCAATTTGTGCTCGCATTTGTGCAATAGTAGAATTTTCCTCTCCTTCTCCGCAGATTAAAACCTTATAATTATGATTAAATTTCATATACATCACTCCGCACAACAAAAAATCCTTGATGTTCTGGAGAAAATCCAAGATTAATAAGAGGCAATCCAACTTCTTGATATTTTGGAAATACTTCTCGTACATTCTTAGATGGGTCAGTTAAAACTTTATCCACAAGAATATAAGGGTATCCGAGAACTGACAAAGCTGTCATTGAACCATCCCAGACAATATTATCATCTTCATCACGATTGATTTCAGCTACATTTCCATCTTTAAGCTGAGAATTTACCCACTTTTGAATATCAAGTTCTGAAAGTGAGATTAATTTGCTATTTGCTGTTGTTTCTTCAGTTGGCATCTTTAACTTTTCCGTTTCCTGTTTGTTGTTGTTTTGAAGATTTGGAGTTTTTGTTTCCTCCGGCTTTATCTCCGAATTGTCCGTGTTGGTTTCCACCGGGCTCAGTAGATTTTGTAAGTCCATTTTCTTTTGTTTCCTCTTTTGATTTTTCTACTTCTTTTACTCGTTCAAGAATATCTTTTTCACTTAAAGGTATTTCTTCCATTTGAGAAATTCGTTTTACACCAACTTCTGCAGAAATATAACCACCTTTAACTTCTCGATCAGTTCTATCGAAATCACTAAACATTTCGTCAGCAGATGAACGAAACTGTGTGTACCAAGTTAAATTATAATCAATATCCCATATATTTGCTCCTTTTATACTTACAAATTCTTTGTGACCAAAATTTGCTAACCCGATAATCATTGTCTTTATAAACAATGAAATTCCAAATTCACCATAATTTTTACGTTTTTCTTCCAAAACTTCTAACAATGGTTGATACATCTGTATTAAAACAGATTGAGTTAGACTTCCTTTGTTTGTTACGTCAGCTTGACGTGGAAACACTGAACCAGTAGTATCAAAAAGCATAGCTTTCATATCATCAGCATATTTCATAATATACTCACGAATTTTGTTATTACTTTCTAATATTTCAGCTCGGCCTTGCTTGGTAGAACCATCCCCATTATCTAACGACTTCAAATCAAGTTTAGCTCCAGGACCAGGATGATCCATAGAATCGTCATCTTTTGGTTCCAAATCAATTAATATAATTGTAGGATCTATCTCTTGTTGATTGGATTTGTCCATCAAATGATAAGAAAGATTAATTCTATCAATTGAAGGCCACAATTCAAAAATATCTCCTTCCCCAAACGTGCTTAAAGTATCTATATTTTTAATAAGAACAATAGGAATTATTTTAAATTTGTTTTCCAGTCTTTGAGAGATCACCCAAGTTTTGTCATTATTGTTAATATATAATTGACCTTGCTGAATAACACTCATTCCGCGAGTGTTATAAGCATCTGCTTTTAGTGGGGTATATCTTATTTCCTCATCTTTTGTCCATTCCTCTCTATGAACATAATCAATACCGTCTTGTCCAGTATATTTATACTGAATTCGAACCATTTCAACAGTATCTACATCATGAGGATCAGTAAAAAATCTCACTTCTGTTGCTGGTGAAAGAATATTAATTCGTACAGGTCTTTCCCAAGACTCATCATAGCAAAATTTTAATACAACTCCGCCTTCAATTCCACCATTAATTGCTAGACTTAGCAATTTCTTTTCCATGTTATTATATTTCCAAATCTTTTTTACAGATTTGTCAATATCTTCACTTTGAGAAAATTCCATTTCTGGTGGTTTACCAAACAACCATCTAGCTGGTCGTTTAATAATTTGCCTTGGCAAAGATAAACAAGTGGGGTATGGTCCAAGTCTTTCTGTACTCCAGTTTCTAAAAGAAACTTGAGGATAAGGACTTAAATCATAATATGCCTGACTAATTAAAGCTCTTTTTACATATTCTGTAGAGCCTTTAGGAACTAAGTTTGTATTTATATAATCGCTCATTGAAAAGCTACCGAACCTTTATATTTGAACATTACAGGCCTTGCTGTATTTTTTCTATTTTCTTTAAAAGCTTTTAATGCTCTAGCATCTTTTAAAACAGAACATCCAATTGCTAAAGACATGACTGCATCATCATGTCCTATAGATGCACCAAATTTATTACCAGGCAATCTAGAATAATTTTTCATTTGAGTTAGAGTTCTGTTAGATCTAATTATCAAAGATCCATCCATAGCTAATTCATTTAAAGAATCTAGTGCCATTATTTTAGATTTTACATTTGTATGATGTCCAGGTTTTTTAGTCTGTTTTTTGTTTTTGACATCATATTCAGTTCCATAGTATACATGAGGGTATTCTAATACATTAATTAACGTATTTAAAACGGAGTGACCATGATTATTCCTTTCTACAGCTATCAAACCAGTGTTATACCACAATCCTAAATCATTTAATAATTCAGCATATACTTGTGGTTCCCATTTTCCATACAATGTAGCTACTTGATTCATTGTTTCAGAGTCAAGAATATCTGTTGAACAACTGTCTGATTGTCCATCTTGATTTAAACCTTCGGATGGGTCAGCAGTTATAACATATCTATGACCTTGTTGTGGGAGTTCATAAATAGTTAAAGACACGTTAGATCTTTTACTTTCTTGCCAAATAGAATTATATTTTCTAGGCACTTCTATTTTTAATTTTTCACTTGATGCAGCAATAGGAGCAAGCTCAGTATCAATAAACGAATTATTAAAAAATCCAACACCAGTTGTAAGAAAAGCCTCTTGAGCATTAATTGGATACTCTTGTGGGAATTCTCCTTCTTCGCTGGTTCCTTCTCGTCTTGTATTTCTTAAAGCTAAAACTTTATATCGTCGCCATTTAAGTTGACCAAAAGTTAAATCATACAGATCAATTAATTTAAACTCTTCATCAGTGGGGGAAAATTCTTCTTCATCATCTAATGGAATATTATAAGCTGGATCTATATACCAAGGGAAAAATCTAGCTTTATAAATACTATTTCCTTCTTCTGCATCTCTATATTCTTGACAAAAATAATTTCCAACACCGTTTGCGGTGCTTTCCATAAATACATTTCCATCAAGTGGGACAGATTCTAGCAAACCACTGATTAGTGGACCAGCATCAGTATAAAAAGCAGCTTCAGAAAAATGAACATTATTTAGTGTGCCGCCACGACCTAGTTTAGCAGAACCTGCCCAACCAACAGTAAAAACAGAATTAATCTCACTAAATTCAAGTTTAGTTACAGAATCAGTGCCAACTTTACGTTTTAACTCAGGTGGAAGATTTTCATTAAACCTTTTAATAAGATTAAATAGTTTTTTAGCGTTAGTTTCATCTTGAGCTACCATTATAGATTCAGTATTTGGTATATTTACTGTATCTAAAAACATTTTAGCCGCAATTAAAGTTGTAAAGCCCATTTGACGGGCTTTAAGAATTATTTCACGGTTACCTCTAAATGTCTGTAGCTTAGGATTCTTCTCTAGGTATAATTGCTGTGCTTGATTCAAACACAACGGAATTATTTTCCTGTTCTTGTCCCGAATTGAAAGGTCTGACAATTGGATCATTTCTATATTCTTCGGGAATAAAGCCTCCGAGACGCCCATTCTCAATTGCATTTTCCAATCTTCGGTTGAGGAGTTGCTTTTGCGCATCTGTTAAAAATTCCTTTACTAAGTTTACAATTAATACTGTATTAACTACCAACGCTGATTTTGGAAAATGAGCTTCAGCTTTCTGTTTAATTTCATGGTTAATTCTTACCATGTCAGAGTATTCTTTAAGCAAAGATACTGTTTCTTTTTGAGCAGTTTTACTTTGCAAATTATCATCAATCATTTTTTCCATTTTATCTAGAATGGAATTGATTTTTTCTGGGTCAAGTGAAGAAAAAGCTAATTTTAATTGATGGATATGTCCGCGTAAAACTTCATTGGCAGCAGAAGCTGTATCTGACAAAGCTGCAGGCAGTTTTTCATCAATTATGGTAGTCATAATGTCTAATTCAGCTTTTAGATCATTATGTTCTTTGTTTTCGTCAAATATTTCTTCTAATCGACCAGGACTTGTATATTGTCTAAGTTTAGAATATTTACCAATCCCATCTTTAATTGGACGACCACCATGAGCGCCATGATTTCTGCATCTTCCACTTAAAGAATAATTAGGATCAGAAGTAGGTGGAGCATGACAAATCATTCTTTGAAATTTGTCCGGATGGTTTAATTTTAATTCTAGTGGGGTAATTCCATGTTTATTATAATAAGGATCATATTTCATTTCATCCCATTCAGCTTTTGATCCATCTTTTTTAAGGGCACCACAAATCTTTTTATTATCTAGACTTGTAGTCCATTCTTCAGGAACCCTACTTTTAACTGACATTATACATTTCCTTTAGCTTTGCTATTGCTCTATTGAATGGACGATTATATTTTTTATTTTCACCGCCATTTTTATACAAAGATCCATCGTTTTCAATAAACTTTTTAATTGCAGTGTATTCTACATATGTCAGTGGGGAATCTATCCTTTCTATTTTGATTAACAACTCTTCTACAGTCATTCCAAAGTTGTTTTTAAATAGAATTTTTACATCATCCTCTGGTTCTTCAGGTATTGCAAAGTCTAATTCTGGATCCCAAGGTATAGTTTTCCTTGCATCTCTTTTATTTGCTGTTCTTTTTCTAATTAAATCTTGCACAGCATTTTTAATTGTCATTTGACAATATGAGATCATGCTTATGCCAATCATAGATTCTATTTTAAATGTATTCCAAAGCTTTATATAAACTACTGTATACAAATCTTCAAAATCTTCATTATCAGACATCGTTTTTGCACACCTAGTTAGCTCATATTTAATGTAGCTTTTGATAGCAACTTGATTATTTTCTAGGTAATCAAGAATTGATTTTTCTAATAGTATATTCGACATACGCCCGATCGCCCCTATCTATCGCCATTATACCACGGGTAAAGCCGGTTCGGATACCCTTTATCCGTCTTTATCCGTCGCTTTATCCGTTAACGGGTAAAGGGTTTACCGGTCGTTTTATCCGTTCAATTTTGGCCGGTTTTAGGTTCAAAATGGGGGTATTTTGGAACGGATAAAGGCACGATTCGGAACGGGTAAAGCTAATCAGGCCTAAATACCCTTTATCCGTCTTTATCCGTTACCGGTCTAGTGGGGGTATTTTGAACCTAAAATGAACGGATAAAGCTTTATCCGTCGCACCTGGCCGGCACCCATAAATGCAAGGGTATATATAGTGTAACTATATATCCCAGCAATGGGCCGAAGTAATGGTAGAGAGAAAAAGATTAATAGGAAAAACAATTAGTAAGTTAGTTATAAATTATTTTGATAAAGAAATCATGAGATAAAAGTTTGAATTGTTTAAGAATAGATAAGTTGGTTATAATTTATAGCTAAGTAAGATTTTCTACAAAATAACCTGAGGGTCAAAAGGGACCCAATGCAATTTTATTTCTTTTGCAAGCAAGAGTATACATACATATATCTACATTAGATAAAGAATTGATTACTTATGTACCATTAGATAAAAATGGTATACATTAGTCTACATGTATGTATACATTTATCTACTTATGAATTTTGTGCTGCAATTAGCAATTAAATCGGTAACTTTTCTGTATCCTACTACGTCTAATCTTATGTACTTCAATAGAAGTAAGGAAACACACATGGTTACTAACTTTTTGCCACTTGGGAGAATTGAAACTAACAATCAGTTTTCTGAGGAATTCGGAATTAGCGGATCAGGTTATCCGGTTATCTACGATCCTTTCACTGGACGTAAATATCTGCAGATCAAAAACTGCAGGGTACCGGTTTACCTATCAATAAATCCACACCACGGTACTGTAGAAGTTTTCGACGATTCATCCGATAACCTAGTAGGATATTTTAGATGAACGATTTAAAAGAATCCGCGGAATTTGGAATATGGCGCGTTATGAGTAAACATGAAGATATTTATGATTTAACCTGGGCATACTGCACAACAGAATATGCGGCTACAGAGGTTCAATATTGCATGAATCTCTGCGGGCATACGGTTTACGTAGTTTCACCTACTCTGGCTAATGAATTGGGTTTCTGGGTTGATATGGGGAAGTGTAAATAATGACTACAGAAAAGTCTAAAGCTATCGGTATGCTTATTTTTGAGTTTTACCGTTCAACGGAGGAATTAGACAGAGATTATGAATTAGTAAACGACGTTCACGATATTGTAAACTTAGCTAATACTCTGTTTAATCCTAAGTTTTCACTTGACGTAAGAAAAGGTAATGCTATTACGCTTTCCACTATTCTAGACTTTTACGGATTTGATTTAACGGTATCTAAGGAATTAAAGACGGTTTACGCTAGGCACCGTGAATACCTCACGAATACGTTAATTTCAATCTGACGTTTCGCTGCATACCAAAAATATCCCGGAAGCTTATGCTCCGGGATATTTTTATGCGTCAGGTACCTAAAAATTCCTACGATTCGATTCTACGCGTTTTTGGCCTACTTGCGTGTATTCTATGGTCCGTCATATAAAAATGCCGCAGAGACGATTCTAGACGCCAAGAAACGGGTATTCCGATTATGAGTAGACACAAAATATCCCCGCATCGGTAAAATGCGAGGATTTAGGCTGATTTAGCGGGCAGGTTTATCTATGGTCCATTTTTGGAATTGTAACGACTCATAAAGGTATCTGGGATAAAAGAAACCGGTTCATTTTGGATAGACTTTTTATGATGTTCCATGAGTACATCATCACCATATTTTAGACTGTGGACTAATTCCCAATTAGTGAACTCATCATCTGGGATTGTGCGTCCAGTTACGAATTCATAGAAAGTAGCCGATACATCAGAGTCAAAGGACATAGGAATAGATGCTGACTCACCGGGGATGTAAAACCCGTTTGATTGTTGAATAGAAGTAGATAGATTATTTTTCATTTTGTTCTTAAACCAGAATAGGCCACTATCCCATTTTAGGAATAGTAGCCTATCGTTACCGTGATCTTAGCTTAGAAGATCGTCATTCGATGATGCATAATCATCATCCTCATCATCATCATCATCAGTTACTGGTTCATTATTAACTGGTTCGTTAACTGCATCCTTTACTCGTTTCTTCTTACCAAAATATTTAGAACGAACATCATCTGGGATAATTTGGTGAGTACCGGTTTTAATCACTGAAAGAATACGATTCAGAGAGGCCAACTGATCTGCATTTTCAAAGTCTACTTTAATATTCCCTGCAAGATATTCAGCAAGCTTAGAACCTGCGACCATGTCAATTGCGAATTCCGCAATTAATTTAGTTTCCCCATTAAAGGTAACCTTTTCAGACTCTGCATTACGTCCCTTTGTGACTTCTAAAAGATCACGAGGGATTAGTTGAATGGCTTCTAAGGCCTTATCTGCCCACTGTGTGAAGAAGTGAACTGCATCTGCTTTATTTTGAAACTGTTTAAAACCGTATGCGATTGCTTTCGGTCCTACAATCTCTTGGATTAAAACTTTCTCACTAGTCCCATCCGGTTTTGCAACGTCAAAAAGAACCTTTAAAACTTCATGGTATCGCTTTGGAATTTTTAGCGCTAATTCCTTGAGAGACTTGTTTATCTGCTTCTCTCCCGGAGCGATACGGAGACTCATTTTAAACAGTTCCAATTGGAACGTAAGATTAGCTACTTGCTCTTCGACAAGTGATACATCGGTAGCATGGTCGTTGGACATATTTTTCTAATCGGTACTCTGACCGATACACCTATTCTACCACATGAACGGGCAGTGTCAACCCCTCTACACGAATTTTTCAGCATTTTTCTAAAATTCCCTCTCAGCACCACAGATATATACATATAGACGGTTTCAAGGTTCGGCGGTCTACTGAAATTGTGAGACGGACCAAACGTAAAAAGCGCACCAGGTAAACAGGTACCTATGTACTATTCTAAATCAAATTCGCTGCAGTTGCGAAAAAGGTCATTTGAAGATATATTACAACAGCATCATTTTAACATTTGACATAAAGTAACCGTTAGCCGCTAACAGATTCTTAACAATTATTTTAACCTGAAATCATAATTTTATAATTATTTTAAAAATTATTTAGATAAATATATAGACGCTAAATTAAATCCTACCTAAGTTTCTGTACAATTATCTATTACTATTCCCCACTAAATTTACATATATTTATACACAAATATACCCCACTAATACCTAAGTATAATAGTGGGGTAATTATCTATTACAATTCCAAACTTATTAGTTAATCTGATTAGATAACTAATAAGGTTTTAAAATGTAATATAGCTCAAAATATTGGCAAAGGGGACCCATTTTACTGTGGAAAATTATGTTGCAGATTTAAAAATTCGTTTGTTTCATTTTTCCATTTAATGATACTCACAATACATCTTTGCATATCAGCATATGAATAACCATCTTCAAACCTTTCAGACATTTCATTTAAATAATCTAAACAAGATTGAATATCATAACTAAAATCTTGTTTAACTACGCAAACTTCGTCTTTTACAGGTTTGAAACCTATCATCCATACGAATTCAGTTTTATGCTGGAATAAAACATTAATAGAGACAAATAAATTCATATTGCCGATACTAGAAATGTTTAATCTTCCATCGTTTGATTGTTCTACTATCATAATCGTCTTTTACCTTGCGGATGTTTTCGTTTAGCTTTTCCAGATAAAATACCGTTATTCTTGATTATTTTCAATCTCCTTTTCAAAAATTACTTCCATAGCGTTATCTGTAATTTTTTCCCAAATCCTTTTCCCATTTTTAATCCAAGTCTGTTCTACTGACCAATTTGAGGAATCAATCAAACTAATTAATTTATTAGCCCAATCAATAAATTTCTGCTTAGGCCAGAACAAATCATTCCACAAACTTAATTGTGTCAAGTCTAGTTTTTGATTATCTGTAAATACTAGATCATATTGAATAACTTGACAATCCCTATTTGCATCCATTACAAAAACATCAAATTGATACTCATGATTACAGTTTAATCCAAACCTTAAAGATGCTTCAAAACGAAGTTTATCTACCGTAACAGGTACAGGTTCATTTATCCCTAGACTTGTTAATTCGTTTAAATCAATTTCACATGAAGATTGAAAAGTTGTAATTGCTGTTTGTAATTCTGTCATATATCCTTACCCTAAATTGTGGGTACTAAAACTGCGCCACTACACAATCTGTTGCCCACTTATTCATTATACCCCACTATAATCTTTCTGTCAATTATCAATAGTATTTACATTTTTATTTATTACTCTATCCTCTCTAATAGTTTTGTAAAAAGCAATAGATTTCTCAATAAAAGGAATAATTGATTCAGCCAATCCAACATCATTAAATTTATCTATAGTTGGGGTGGTATAGTCTTTGATGTCTATGCTAAATTTAATTCCTTCAGTTGGTGGCTCAATTCCATAATTAGGTTTACAATAAAACTTAGCGTATTTCCCATTCTTTGGGAAACAAATCTTAACTAGGTTCCCATTGACAATACATTCAGTCTTAAGGTATGGTTTAAACACAATGTGAGCATTTTCTACTTCTAAGTATATTTCTTCCCCACAGTCAAATAAACTACCATCATTAATTCTATCAAAATATTCCTGTGGAATTTTAATATTATAAGCTCCATTTACTTCAATGATTCCTTTTTCTATCCATATATAGCTTTCTGGAAACATATTTGTTAACCAAGTAACTAATGCTTTACATGGTCCTTGACTTATAATTAAAGACGAAAATTGTGCTGGATCAATATTAATTTGCATTTTCTTCAACTGGACTATATTCTTTAAAAACAAATTGAATTTTATCCATTTTATCGTAAATTTCTTTTAAAACATATCCGTGACCAATATATGTGTCGAATTGTTCAGTTCTTTTATTTAAAACGTTATATTGTGTACCATCGTCAAAATATAATATTCCACTGACAACTTCTTTAATTTGATTGTTCAGTCTTTCTTTAACTTGAATATCAATTCTGTTTTGTTCTTCAACAAAATCAAATTCTGGTTGTGATAATTGTTCATGACATCTATCAATTAATGCAAGATAACCAATAGCATCTATTTCATTATCAATATGTCTATCTACATTAGGATTAGATGCTCTAGCCATTTTTACTCCTACCATAGCCCAACATACTTGATCTATAGTAATTGGCACCCCAATAATAGTTTCCCAAATCTTAGCAATTTTAGCTAGATTTAATGATGGGTGACCATAAGTTTGCTCTCTATCACCATAAATGATTTCTTCTGCTTGTTTAATTGTTGTTTTCATTTGTTGTCTCTATTCCAAACGTATTCGTTTAATTTTCCTTTGGCGGATAGTTTATCCTGCATGTTCCAAAATTCTATAAAGATTTTAGTAAATGTTCTCGCAGATAAACCAAAAACTCTGATCCTGGAATCATTCATATCATTTCTGTAAAAGACTTTTTCATCCCTTACATATAAATACTCATGTTCCCCACTCAATTCTAAACGTTTCTGGCGGCCATTTATTACCGCCAAAGTTACTATGAATTTTCTTGGTTGACTTAAATAAGCAAATACTCTCATTTATTTACTGCCAAACAACATAGCACGAACTAATGAAACAGGAATAGATTCTTCAAACATATTACGCTTTTGGTCAATAATAGCTTGAATGTATTGTTCAACTGTATTTTCAGCTTCCAAAACAATTTTCTTCATCTTCTTATTTTGACCAATACGTTTAATACGTCCAACAGCTTGATCTTCCGAAGCCGCAGTCCAAGGTTTATCCGTAAAGATAATAGTATTAGCGGCAGTTAAAGTAATTGATTCACTACCTGCTTTGGTAGAGAATAGAAATACTTTAATATCTGAATTCTCAGCTTGAAAATCATTTTCCATTTTAGTACGTTGTTCTGTAGAACTAGCACCGGTCAAACATACAGTTTTAATCCCACGCTCATTTAATAGCTTAGCAAGTGGTTTAAGATATGTAGAATAAGACGATGTAATAACAAATTTCTCATCGTCATCACTTTCTTCTAGAATATCAATAATTCTATCTGTTTTTGGACCTTCGCAAGATTCACCCCACATTAAACCTAAAGACAAAGAAATTTGTTTTAGCCTTTGAATCTGTGCAATAACTACAGTAATTGATACAGATTCCTTACCGTCAAATTCAGCAGCCCACAAATCACGAATATCTTCATACATTTTAAGTTGCTTACCGGTCAATTCAATAGGAATAATTTCTTCCATCAAATCAGGTAAATCTAAAACATCTTCTGGAGTTCGTCGAAGCATATATTTAGACATATACTTTTTAAACTCTTCTTGATTTTTATGTGTATAAGTTAACTTACCTGTACCACCATTTGCTTTTTTCTTAGAAGTTACTTCTTTATAAGATTGCTCACCAAACATTGTCTTAACCCAAAAATGATTATCAATCCATTCAGATTCAGAAGTGAAAGAGGAAGGATAAAGACATTGTAATAGTGAAAACAAATCTTGTGGCTTATTGATTAACGGTGTACCTGTCAACAGTTTTAATGGAATCATTTGAAAATGTCTAAATACTTCTAAACAAGCTTTAAACATTTTAGTATCACGATTACGCAATTTGTGCGCTTCGTCAACAACAATAAAATGCCACGGTTGCGACATAATTAAATCTTTTAGATTAGCCATACTTTCAAAGTTGACTACAACAATTGGTGCTTTATTTAAAAGAATTTTCTGTGTAGCACCCATAATGCCATCTGTAGATTCAATAATACAAGTATCATCACGCTTCAACCATTTAAACAATTCTCGGCGCCAGGTAGCTTTAGCATTTTTTGTAGTGATAATTAAAAGCTTAGCGTTACCTGATTTATCGTGATTGTAATAAGCACCAATAGCTTGCAATGTCTTACCTAATCCCATACCATCAGCTAAAATTGAACGATGCTTCTTAGGATTAGATAGAAACTTTACGCCAGCTTTTTGGTATTCATACATAGTGGGGAATTTACTAAAATCAAATGTTTTAGTATCTTCTACCACTTTATTTGTTGAACTAATTCTTTCAGCGGCCAACTGAGAAAACTTTTGTTGAAGCGTCATTTTCGCCATAACCCTAGTATACCACACTATAGATTTTTAGTCAATTCTTATAAACTAATTGTTTTTATAATTAAAAGTTTTGTGGTGACCATTAAAAACAAGAATAGAAGGAATGCGCGCGTAGCACATACCTTCTATTCTGTCAAGTGGCAATAATTAGCCGTTATTCTTTTCTTTTATGAGTCTTTGGAACATAGATATATCTTTTTCCTTTTTCATAGATTGTTTAGGTTTTACTGGTTTAGGCTTTTTAGCAACATAATTTGGTGCAGGTTGAGATTGTTTAAAATCATCTGTATTGTTTTCATAATAATCAATCCAGTAATTGTCATACCAATTAGACGTTGGAAACTTAGGTGGTTCTATTTTTAACATTGTTTCCTTATTTCTGTATGGCATGTTCTTAGGAACTTTTTTATGTTTAGGTAGCCCCCTAAAATTATTCAAACCTACTCCGATATTACTATCATTTGGATCTGGTTCTAGATTTACATATTGCATTACAACATCACAAGGTCTTCCACAAGAAGAACAATGCTCTAATCTATTCCATGCTGGAATATAAAATGTACTACTATGTGGAGGTGGTTTACTGTAAGAACAAATCTCACATAAATCATTGGGAACTATAGAACAAAGGATGCGGACATAGAAACTTGGTGTCATATATTGGAAAAAGGGGACCCTAGCTAATTCTAGCTTTTAAATAAACGAATAAGAATACTGGCCATATTAAAGAAACAATAACCAATGATACAGTAAACCTAACAGGACTGTTCAATATTAAATCTTTAGTAGCGGTATTTAATTTTAAATCTTCTTGAGTTGTTCTTTCTGTTTCTTCTTTTCTGTCTAAATATTCTAAAAACTCACGGCTTGTCATCCTACGTACTTGTAAAAATGCAAATACCAAAGTTATCAGTATATACCAGATTATAAAATTCCAAATCATCATACTAACCTCCCCACTTGTCCATAACTTTATATTCAACTTCAAACTTTACATTAGTTTTAAACGGTACGTCTTCCATTCTTTGTACTATCTCTTTAGGATCAAATCCTTTAGGTATTGATGCTACATAAGAGTCATGAACTAATAGGTGGCTATTAATTGGTAACTCTCTATCACATCTTGATGCGGCCAACAAGTTTACATCACTTGAAGAGCCTTGAATTCCTGCGTTAGACATTTGTTTTAATACTTCATCATAATTACCCTCATGTATTAGTGGGAATCTTCTTTTCCTACCAAAAATTGTAGTTGTATAGTGATCTTCCATAGCCTGAGCCAACATAGAAGTTGACCAGAAAAATAGTTGTCTGAATTTATCACGTGGCATATCGACAATCTTTTTAGCTAATTCCATAGTCATAGCTGGAAATTCTTTTTTAAGATTGTAAAAGGCAGCTTTTTCATCCATACGATACATAACACCAAAGTTTCCAGATTTAGCAACAAATCTTTGGTCTTTAGTAATGTTATGTATTCCAAATATAAGTCTAGCCATATCAGTGTGCATATCGTTCCCGCTATTAATATAATCAGTAAGAACTTTATCACCACTCATATGGGCACCCATACGCAACTCAAGTTGTTTATAGTCTAACTCAATTAAATCCATACCATCATCAGGTAAAAACATTTTCTTAATTAGTGGTCCTTTTCTACTAGGAATTGTTTGAACTAATTCAGCTGATAATCGCCCAGTAGATGTACCTTCCAATTTAAATTCAGCATGTATTCTACCATCAGGCCTACATAAGCCATCTACCCATTTACCATTATGTTCATGGCCATAAATACCTTTTACATATGTAGATAATAATTTAGATGTACTTCTATAAGCAAGAATTAAATCAATTACTTCAGTATCTTCTGGAAACTTAGTAGCCAATTCTACAAGTGTTTTTTCATTTGTGGATTTTTTACTATCATACGGATACCCCATTTCATCATAAAGTAATGTTGCTAATTGTAATGGGCTTCCTATGTTTATATCTTTACTTGTTAACTTTCCAAATTGCTCTTTAATATTATTTAAATCTTCCGTAAGTTCTCTATCAATTACCTCCACATAATCAAGATCAATTCTAATACCATGATTAGACATCTTATTTAGGAATGGAATAGATGGCCTAATTACTTTTTCATACGCTTCCAAAGTATTATCTTTAACGAGCATATCTTTTATTACAGGCTCAATAGCATATGTAACATCCACATCATATGCAAGATATTCATACAGCATCATTATTGGAGCTTGCTCCATTCTATTTATGTATTTATGAATATTTTCATCCCAATCTGGAGCATCTACTAAAAGTTTGCCTAATGATTTAAGATCTTTGTCTGCATAAACGTTTGTACGCTCATCACATTGATGGAACATAGATAATGTATCATCTATGTTTGTTAACCAAATGTCGTAATGAACTGCAAAGAACTTATACTCATGTGCGGCCCTGTGTACTATTACATTTGTATTTGGGTTAAAATGTTCCTTACAAGCTTTGAAAATGTTGTTTGGAATAATGTATGTTCCAGAGCTATGTTTAATACCCACATACAATATAAAAGCAGCATAAGGGTTAAAGCCAGAAGTGTTTTCAATATCGAGAGAAACTCGCTCACCTGACTTACCAATAGTTTTAAATAATTCGATACAGTCTTTTTCATTGTTTACAACTTTGTAATTTCGTTTACCCCAATCATATTTCTTCTCTAATGGTGCTTCAATAGCTAACACTATATCATCTACAAATGATTGAAATGATGTGCTGTTACCTTTAGCAAATACAAAAGATGGTGAATATGTTATTACAGTGGGGATGTCTTGGAATTTGAATACTTTATTTCTAGCTGATGAAATAGATTTAGCATCAGTTAGGAAGGAAGCAGCATTTAAACCTAGGATCAATATTGCTTTAGGTTTATATGCTTGAATCTCAGAAACAAGTCTATTATTACAACACATTAATTCGTGTTGTGTTGGGGCTCTCTCTGAAAAATGTCTACAACTAGCCGCATAAGTTCCATATACATTTATCTTACGATCTAATTTTGTTTCTAACTCTGATATAACTTTTAGCAACATTTTATTAAACCTGCCGCTAAAAGCTGTATCATTGTAATGTTCTTCAGAACTAGGAGCTTCAGCTATAATAAATAAATCAGGGGAATTGGTTTCACCCAATCCCCCAATTATCTTTTTATTTCTGGTGTTTAAGGTGCAACCGCCACATTTAGGTTCTTGAATTATTGGTAGATTCAATTATTGTATTCTCCAGATGTTCAGACAGTTCATATAAAACTAAAATTTTTGGGTCTTTTTCAAAGTCTTCTTTATCTGCTCTAATCTTTCTTATTCTGTTAGCTATGGCAGTCCTAACATATTGTAGAGTATTTATATCCACTTATTTAATTGTTTGGTGGGCCAGTAAGGACTCGAACCTTAAACCTAGCAGTTATGAGCCGCCAGCTCTACCTTTGAGCTACAAGCCCAAACATTTAATGGGGTAAATAACATTACCCCATTATGGATATTTTATCCCTTTGATACGTCAGAGAACATATCTAACATAGAATCTACGTCAGCTGTTTCTTGAACAGAATTAACTCCAGATGTATCTTGTGATCCTAGTTCTTCAATTTCTGAAATACGATTTTGTTGTTGTACTTCTCCTTGTCCGTCTTTTCCTTCTTGAATACGAATCTTTACATCAATTTCTTTTCCTTGCAAATCATAGTCATCAAATGCTACTTCACCTTCAGATTCTACAAGTCCAAGAACAGTCAAAAGTTTATACAACATTCGATTATTTGTTCGTCCTTGTGCATCTTTACCTGGTTTTAGTGTAAACATATCATAAATGATACGTCCGGCATAAGCACCAGAAGTAATTTCAAACTGACAATTTAAATACGGAAATTTCTTTTCTCCTTTAGAATTTTCTGCTTCTCGTGGTTGTTTAATTTCTGCTTTCTTAATCAATACTTTGTACCAATCTGCTGGTACTGGTGCTGATTCCAAAACGACGTCTTCAAAGTTTACTGTAACTCGTGCCAATTTTTTATATTTCCTTTAATTTCCGTAACGTAAGTCAAAAACCATTTTCATGGTTGGGTCAAAAATGTCTTTAGATAGTTTTCCACCTTCACTACAGTCTTTACCGTAAGTTTTATTAGTGGGGTAACATCTTAGACATCTTTTACTGTTGACGATAGATAAATATCCTACTTGTTTTAATAGTCCAGGAATATCCTCCTTTAACTTTCCATATAGAGATGGAAAAATCTGATTATGTGTTGGGCTTTTTTCATCGTCATCTTTAAATGCCTTACATGTGACAATTAAATGACAATCCCATTCTTTCATTTTATACATTGCATTTTTTAATGCAGTGCGTGAGATCCCATATTCTGGAATCATTGCGGCATCAGGAAATCCTCTTTTAGTAGGTAAAATTCCTGATATTTTCATTGCATGTTTCAGAGACATTTCATCTAATTCTGAATAACTGTCAACAGCAACAATACCCCCACTATAAGGAAAATTTCCTTTTTGATAAGCATCTTCTAAAACTCCAAGAATCTTTAAAAACTGATCATAAGATTTAATTCTTACAACATTAATTTTATTTGATTCTGGATTTATAATTTCATTACCGCTAGTTACGTAGTGACATTTAGATTCAATAGAATCTGTGTTACCTTCTGTGTCAAGATATAAAATCTTTCCAACATTAGGTAAATCTGTAGCAGTCCCAATAAAAACTGTTTTACCAATTCCAGGACTGGCATAAATCATCATTTTTAAATAGTTAACGTTCATCTGGTTCTTTTTGTTTGTAATCGTTATGAATCTTTGCTTTCATATTTAGTTTTCTATCTTGGTGCAAACATAAATCGTTAAACTTACATTTCATACATCCGTCAAATACTGAAGCAGATCTAGTTGGGTAGAAATCATCTTGTCTAATATCTTTTACAATCTTTCTAAGAAATTCTCCAAATGAATCTAGTTCAGCGTCAGATCGTGATTCTTTATATCTTTTAAATACTTTAGATTCACGATTTTTTAAAATTTGAAGTTCATTTTCATACTTTGAATGGGAGTGTCCCATCATATCTACTACCTCTAAAAATAGTTGGTAGTTAGTAGAATTTAAACTTGTTTGTGAAACACTTATTTTTCCTGTAGAAGTTATTTCTGGATGTTTGCTTGGAGTTTTACGAATACAATTCAAAACAAGCGATTTAGCAGGAATTGCTAATTCTCTACATAACCATAAATAAGCTGTAATTTGAAAATCAAATTGTAATGCTTCTGGATCTGGTAAAGAATTGTAGAATTTGTGATCCATAATCCTAATAATAGGCTGTGGACCACTCCAATCTGTAAACAACATATCCAGAGTAAAAAATATTTCTTGTCCATCAATAACTATACTTCTTTGATCTTCTACGGATAGAACTTCAAATTGGCTATCATTATAAAACAACTCGTATTCTTTAATTAGTGCTTCAACTAACAATGAATTTTCGGTTTCTTCAGGCCAAACAAAATCTTTATTTGTGTATTTGTTTGCCAAAACACTGTGGCCTAAAGTTCCAATATCAAAATAATCAGGATTAGTCCAGTTAATGGGCTTTAATCGTAGATATTTTTCATAAAAGAATTGTCGTCGGCATCTTAGATATGATGCAATGTCTGTTATGTGTAAATTTTTTACGTATGGTCGTTCATTATTTGTTACGATTAATTCTTGTTTAGACTTTTCGGTAGCGCGGGACCAATTTATCCTTTTCGCCATAACCCTAGTATACCCCACTAATTAAGTTTTGTCAATACTTAATAAAGTTTCTATTCAATTCTTTAGTATCAAATATTAGTTTTGGAAATTTCTCACTAACCGGTATCATTTTTGATCTAGCAAATACAACTCCATGTCTTGTTGCACTTCCACTATGACTAGGTATGTTGTGTAATTTAGGATACCATGTTTCAGATACAAGTCTTTCTGCTGGTTTTTGATCAAACCTAATTATCTTATATTCGTCGCAAAGAAAATTTATAACTCCGATAACTTCAATTGGTATTTTTACAGTTTGTTGTGTAGCTACCCTTGTGCTTATTACAATGCTCTCATAAACTACTAAAGTTTTTCCATTATTTAATTCTGATAAATGTTTACGTAATAACGCCGTGGTATGAAACTCGCCTATCTCATAGACTTCCATACTATTACGCTCGCGAGATACACGTATACGCGAGAAACCCGTAGTACCGCCAGGATCATACGCCAGTATATCATTATAATCCTTTAAATTATTTAGAATTACTCTCATTTATTTCACTTAAAAACTCTTCTGTTGTTCCTTCAAAACCTAAATGACTTTTTGCATTGTCTATCACGTCTAATCCAACTTTAATTACTCCCTTTTCAAGATACGAAATACATGCTTGAGATACACCAAGTATTTCTGCTAGTTGTATCTGAGTTAATTTTTTAACTCTTCGTTTAAATTCCATATTAGTCATACTTCTTGATTATACCACATCTATTTAAAAAAGTCAATATTACACAAGTATTGACTTTTATTTAGAGTTATGGTACAATGAACGTGCATGGACTACCTTGGTTTGTATAAGAAATATATAGAACTTGGGTCTTTAAAAAGTGAAGGGTTTACATCCTGTAAATGTCCATTTCATCAAGATACTAATAAAAGTGCTGGTGTAAATTTAAAAAATGGGGTATTTCATTGTTTCCCATGTTCTATATCTTATTCAGCCACTAAATTTGTATCATTAATTTCTGGTAAATCAATGCCAGAAGCTATGGTAGAAGTTGATAGTTTCAGAAATGCAAATGGACTAGCTGTTCCAGAAAATAACTTTTCAAATAAATTTGTCTACGCTCAAGAAAAACCTGAGTGGAGAGATATGTATATGAAGTCTAGGCGAATGTCTTTAAAAGATACATTTGCTGTTGACTACTGTAAAGAGAAGGGTTTTGATCTTTCAATATTAGAGTATAATAATGTTGGATTTTTGGAAGCGTCAGATATACCCGGAAAAGATTTGGGAGACTGTATTGTCATTCCATACTTTTATAATGACCAAATAGTTGGTCTACGATTTAGAAATATTGAAGGTAAGAAATCAGGATTAGATAAATCATTATATCTCCCACTTGGATTGGATAATATTCCAATTGATTGCAGGGTAGCTGTGGCTGTAGAAGGGGAAAGCGATTACTTTAAACTTATGTTTGAGTTTAAGAAACGTGGAATTAATATTCCAATAATTGCAACTCCCGGTACAAGCTATCAAGTAGAGTGGGAAAGAGATTTATCTAATATTGATTTGTTTATAATTATTCCAGACTCAGATTCTGCTGGATCTGAAATGGTTAAAAATTGGGAAAAGAATCACAAAGGTTCTTTTGTCCAACTTAATCTTGAATGGAATCGTAGGCAATTAGGAAAAGATATATGTGATTGGTTTGCTCAAAATGCTGATAGTGG